GCCCTGCGGCGGCACGAAGAAAAACCGCGCTATCCGTAGCCCCTCGTCCGTATCCCCGCGCACCACCCACACTTGGAAGTTTGGCGTGGCAGCAAGTGCCTGCAAGGTGCGGCGCAGCCCTTCGGACATCCCCTCACCCTCGCGCTTCCATTCTAGTACGAGAAACTTTCCCTTACGCTCGATGATGCCGTCGATATTGCACGGGCAGGCTTTTGGGTTGTTTGGCAGCAACCCGAGGAATGCGCCGTAATCAATATGCGGCGCATCCCGGTTTTTCATCAGCCGCTCAAACTCCACGGCGTTTTGCGTCGAACATGGCGCGTTGTGGTGATACCCATCCTGCGCGGGTCTTAACCCAACCGCGAGACTTCAGTAGTTCCTCGCCACCGCAAGCACCGCTGCGATGCTGGAGGATGCTCGACGCGCCGAAGAACTTCTGACCGCATTGCTTACAAGTGCGTGTCACTTGCTCCCCCTCGCACGGATGGCGTTAGCGATGTCCCATGCTGCGGCAGATTTGCCGGGGTTGACCAACAAGATGGCGGTGTTGTTTATCTGGCTGTCGGCAATCTTCGCACACGCCTCCCGCTCGGCTGCGGCGACGAGGGCGGCGAAGAGTTCAGTTTTCTGCCAAGCGTCTTCGCTTGCTAGCCCCATAGCGTAGTCAGGGAATCCCGCCTCCCGCGCCATGCGGATGATGTCCTCGCGTGTCATGTGTCCTCCTTCGTAATTCCGTAGAACTTCTCGGCGGCGCGGAAGCCTAACTCAAAGTCCCGCCATCGTCCGTCGATGTCAGGTTTTATGTACGCCTCCGCAATTTGCTCCCTCGTCGCAGGCTCCCGCTTGGCGTCAACAGTCAAGGATTCCTTGACGGTTGGCTCCGGCTCCGGAGCCGCGAGCGCGGCGTAGAGGGCGGCGTAGAAATTGCCGATGTGTTCGCCGCAAATCGACGCCTCTAGCATCTCAAAAGCCACAGCGCGGGGCAGGGTGATGTTGTCGGTCACGGCTTCACCTCTTGCGCCCACAGCATGGCGTTAATGCTCATGTTCCTATCTCCTGCGCCTTTTCGATGAGTCGAATCGCCATCGTGATGTTTTCCTGCTGCGAAACATCCGACTGCATCACATATACAGCGTTAATCATCGCCTCGCCTGCGGTATACATCCGCTCGTAATCGTCGTTCGGGCGACCACCAAACAACTCGTAATCGGGGTCGGCTTCCTGCATCCGTTCACTCGAATCCTCGATTGCAGCGTCCATGTCGGCTACGGTTTTTGTTTGGCACGCTGTCTGCCACGACTTGCCATGCCCGTCGGCGTTTGCCTGTACTTGGTACGCCTTCAACGCATCCCACATATCGTTCGTTGTTAACTTCACGATTGCACCTCTCGCTTTTTGAGTTTGTTCAGACCGCGTTCACCAAAGAGTTGGCGAACCATCGACATCAGGTGCGGGTGACCCAGCACCTCGGCTGCATCGGCTGACCGCAACGCGGCGGCGGTCGAGTCCCGCAGACGCTCCAACGCATCCGCATCAGGGCTGATGGTTAATCGAGCAAGATATGCCTCACAGAGTTTGAGACGGTTCAGCGGAGTCGGCTCCAACTTGTCCCAACCCCTTGCATTCCACGCATCTTGTTCAGCGTGACGGGCGACATCTGCAGCGCGTTGCTTGTCGGTTTTCTCGACCTTCTCGCCAAGTCGAGGTGCGGCTTTTTTATGCAGTTCAAACAGACCCTGATACTGACCTGCAATTGACTGGTCAACGACCGCCTGCTGGTCAGCACCGAAACGCGACAATTTGAGTTTCATCGCGTGTTCGGATGCGGGTTTGATGGTTTTGCGAATGGCTTTGCGGTAAGCCACCCATTGCTCCCAAGCCGCTTCGTCTAGTTCGTGCATAAAAACCTCTCTGTGGTTGGTAGGAACAAGCGTAACTGTTCACGGAGGTTAATGCAACAACTTTAGTTCAGGCTTCTAGGATTTAAGATTTAACTCTGTAGGATTGTTTCGTAAGACCCATGCTCGGAGGACCGGGAAAGGACCCCCCTAACCCCCAAGAACATTGGGAGCCAAGAGAGTCCAACCTATGCCCGTATGGACGCGGTTGTTAGACCCGCCAGACCGTGGTATCCGGTGTCTGGTCGATGATTGAACATCATGTGGGGATTGCACCCACCCCGCCGGTGACAGATGCCCGTATCAAGGGGTCGCGTGGTGGGGTGTTTGACACGACTAGAACAGCCATGTAAATTAACCATCACGCGAGAACAGCATCTCAAGCGTAAGGGCATTCCCCCGCCCGCGTCAAGCCCCCGTTCAGGGGGTTTGTCGTTTCTGGGGTCTAATGCGCTTAACGGCTTTAAGGTAAACGCGCCAAGCGCCAGTAGCCGCCTTGAAAGCCTTTATCCGGGCTTCGCTCCAGTCAGTCGCAGGCCATGCCTTGAATACAGCCCACGCCTTGTCGTAAGCAATTTTGGCGGCTTCTGGGCTGACCATAGGGGTCAGCCGGGGGTAGGCGTAGAATCGGCTGTAATCGGCGGGGTGACGGCTTCTAGCGCCTTCCATTGCCATACCCGCATAGCAGGCAGTTTCCCTGCCTTGACCCACCTGCTTACAGCCGGTCGGCTAACTCCCAGTTTACGGGCTAGGGCGGCTTTGCTACCTGCGACGGCTAGGGCGGCTTGGATGTCCATGAAGCGGTAAGTTAACGATGGTAAAAATAAATGCAAGAGGCTGTTGACATCGGTTAACAGCAAGCGCATCATGGCTCCACGGTCACAAACGACCGGCAACCGGAGCAACAGATATGCGACCCATCCCCCAACACCTGCCCCCAACAATTCGCTGGGCAATCGCAGCAGGTGAATCCAGAGCAGCCCGTGACCTTGCGATGAAGCACGCAAGAGCGCACGCAGACATCCGCGCAGCGTTTGTTACCTGCGCTCGAACCAACCAACGGCTGATGTTCCAAGCCCTACAGATGGCGAGGGCAACAGTATGAAAACCGTTGGCCTGTACCTGTTTTCGTTTGTCATGTTTGCCGCTCTAGTGTGGCTTGCTGTGAGGACTTTTTAATGGACGACTGGCAACAGCAACGCGAGTGCGAGGAACATCGGTACTACACCGAGCCGGTCATCCTCACTTGGACGCAAGCCGATATCGACCGCCACAACGAACTGCGGCGCGAACTTAAACAAATGATTGAGGAAAGCAAGAAATGTCGGAACTTCTGAAAATCAATGTAAACGACCACATCGAAAAAAAAGGCAACCTGTCTTATTTGTCGTGGGCGTGGGCGTGGGCTGAAGTGCTGAAACTCGACCCCGGCGCGTGGTGGAACGCGCACGAATGGGCCGACCGCCCTGCGATGTTCCTGCCGGACGGCACCGCTATGGTCAAGGTGTCGGTCGAGGTGAAGGGTGACACCAAGACTTGCGTCCTGCCGGTGATGGACAACCGGAACCGGGCAATCGTCAACCCCGATGCGTTTGCCGTGAATAGCGCCATCATGCGTTGTCTTACAAAAACCATCGCCATGCACGGGCTTGGGCTTTACATCTATGCAGGCGAGGACTTGCCAGAGTCGGAGAAGGTCGAGCCTAACCCCGAGGTGCTGGCGCAGATTGCGTCTGTGACTGACGCGGCTGCGCTTGTTACCTTGTTCAAATCACTTGACCCCGCCATCCGCGCAGCGCACATGGATGCGTTCAGCGCACGCAAGAAGCAGTTGAGCGACGGGGGTGCGGCGTGAACAAACATCGAGGGGAACGGTGTTGCGGAAATTGCATTTTCTATATCGAGAAAAACGATGACAAAGGATTTTGCGGGTTTGCTTGGCCGCCATATATGAAAGCAAAACGACAACCCGTTTTCGCATACGACCGTTGTGATTTGTACGAAGAATTACCGGATGGACAAGTTCCATTGACAGCATCATTTATTGAAAAGGTATTAAAAATATGATGGAACAGCGTACAGACGACTGGTTTGCGGCAAGGCTTGGCAAGGTCACAGCCTCCCGCGTTGCGGATGTCATTGCCAAGACCAAGACCGGCTATGGCGCAGGTCGCGCTAATTATATGGCTGACCTTGTGGTTGAGCGCCTGACGGGTCAGAAGGCATCCTCGTTCAGCAATGCAGCGATGGAATGGGGGACGGAGCAGGAGCCGAACGCCAAAGCCGCCTACGCCGCCAAGACCGGGATACTGGTTGAGGAGGTAGGCTTCATTGACCACCCGACCGTTGCGATGTCTGGTGCCAGCCCTGACGGGTTTGCCGAGGAGGGTTTAGTAGAAATCAAATGCCCGAACACCGCTACTCATCTGGAATACATCTTCGACGGCAAGCCGCCGCAGAAGTATGTGACGCAGATGCAATGGCAGATGGCGTGTGCCGGTAAGCCGTGGTGCGACTTCGCATCCTTCGACCCGCGTCTTCCCGAGCGGCTGCAACTGTTAGTCGTGCGCGTCCCGCGTGATGACGACTACATCAAGATGCTTGAGCAGGAAGTGACCATTTTCCTGCAAGAGTTGGACGACAAACTTAACAAACTGGAAAAGGTGACCCTGTGAACAAGCAGTATGACAACAACAACCGTGGCGTTTTGTTTAAGAACGATAAGCGCGGCAACGAAAAAGCCCCCGATTATCGCGGCTCTGCCGTTCTTAACAATATCGACCTCAACATCAGCGCGTGGATTAAGCGCAGCAGTAAAACCGGCGATGCCTTCATGTCCCTCAAGTTCGAGCCGAAGCAGGCTGCGCGTCCTAAAACGATGGCAGAGCAAAACCCCGAGAAGTTTAACGACGATGAGGATTTGCCGTTTTGAAAATCTTCATCGGATACGATAGCCGCGAGGACATCGCATACGAGGTGGCTCGTGCGTCCATTCTGGAACACATGGAGGCAGAGGTTGTCGCGCTTCGACTAGATGACCTCCGTGAGATGGGGATGTACTGGCGCGAACCAGACCCGTTTTCATCCACGGAGTTTAGTTTCAGCCGGTTCCTTGTGCCTGCGCTCTGCAACTTCAGAGGCAATGCTTTGTTCATGGACTGTGACTTTCTAGTGCGGCACAGTCTGAAGCCGTTGCTCGACTTCAACAATCCTGATGTTGCCGTGTGGTGTGTCCAACACGACTACAAGCCCACATCCCTGACAAAGATGGACGGGCAGGTACAGCGCCAATACCCGCGCAAAAACTGGTCGTCGTTTATGTGGTTCAATTGCAGCCATCCGTCAATGGGTGGGCTGACACCCGAAATCGTGAACAGCGAAACCGGGATGTATCTGCACAGATTTATGTGGGTAAACGACCGGCACATTGGTGCGTTGCCGCCGACCTTTAATTACTTGGAGGGCTGGCACACACGGGCGCAGGTTCCTGACCCGACCTGCGTGCATTTCACCGAGGGTGGCCCATGGTTCGATGAATACCAGAATGTTGAATACGCCTACGAATGGAAGCAATGGGCTGGACGGGTGAGGGCATCCGAGCGATGAAACGCATATTCCCCCGAGGCACCAGACCGGACGCTATGGCATCTGTCGTGGCGCGTATGGTGTCCAACCTTGACCCGCTCAAGACATGGGCGGTTGAGGTTACGGAGTGGAAGAAGCCGCGCACCAACCAACAGAACAAATTCCTGTGGGGTGTTTGTTATCCCTGCATTTTAGAGGGCGGTGGCGAGGCGTTGCGCGGATGGACACGCGATGACCTGCACGATTACTTTCTGGGCGAGTGTTTTGGATGGGAGACGCTAGAGGGGTTTGGCAGGAAGCGCCTGCGACCGCTCAAGCGTTCCTCTGCGCTCGACAAACAAGAGTTCAGCGATTAC